TTACTGCACCAATCGACAATATCGATGCATCCGGAGATGTTGCTAAAGTTTCTAAGTCTATCATTACATCAGTGTTCATATTTTTCTCTAATCTTAGGTAATAATAAGATTAACACGATGTAATGTATTTGTCAACGTTTATATTGTTGTAATGCCTTTAATGCTGCTGCTTCTTTTTCCAGCTTTTTACGATATCTAGCTCGTGCAGCACCTGCTTCGCGTTTACGTTGTGTAGTGGGTTTTTCGTAAAATTCTTTCTTTCTTAAAACTTCAAGTTTACCAGAATCTTCTACTTTTCTTTTAAATCGTCGTAAGGCTTGTGAAATATTCTCACCGTCCTTTACAGTTACTCCGACTCCTTTATTTTTGACGTTCATTCTTCCTCCGAGTCATCTTCGTCTTCTATGTCATCAAGACTCTCTACAATTTGGTCTAGATCATAGATTCTATTTTTCGAAATTAGTCCGTAAGGAACAACTTCGTTATTAGTTATATAGTATACGTGTTGATTCGAAATAAGAAATGTGACAAACTGACTAGTTATTTCGTCACAGTTGTCCACATCGATAATAACAGAGTCGACTTGGTGAGAAACACTTAGTAACCATTCGATGTCAGTATCGCCTGTATCGAAAATAAAGACATTTATATCGTCAATGCTCTTACTTAGAATGGTCTGGAATTGTTGTTTTATCGTGTTTGACGGTTTAACAAGAAGATAACTTATATTTGAATTGAATAATTTATCTGGAGGTGTTATTACTGTTATTTTTCCTAAGTTCATAGATCCTTCTTGCATAGTATTTTAATATATCCTGAGAATAATTGTTGAACCTTGCTTTATCTTTGTTTTGTTCAATAAATGATGCAAGTTCTGGTTCTTTTATTGGATCAACTATTATACCTTCGAACTTATCTTTTGCATATTCACTATACAAAAGATCAACAGGTTTAATATTCAATTCGTCATAATCACTGGATTCAAACACTTCCTCGACTACAGGAATTTCAATAATAGGTTCTTCTACAAAAATAGGTTCTTCTATAGCAACAGGTTCTTGTATTTCTACATTAACAGGTTGTAATATCTTAATTTCTTCTTGCTGTATCGGATTCCTCCAAGAAAATGTCATTTGTGCAGCAATTAACATAATAACAGCTAATGGGTCAAATACTATAACAATCATAATAATGACCCATGTAACTGCTTTTTCTAAAACATTTTGATCGGGATTATCTCCATAGACGAATGCAGCAATATACTTGATAGGTCCTACTTCTGCTTCGACTTTACGGAGATCTTTAGAGATAGGAGCTCTTTCTTCGTTGAGTCTTGCAAGTTCTTTTTGTGCTGTCTCAATTTCAGTTCTAAGTAAGCCCCGCTCCTTGTTCTGTGCTCGTCTAATATCAACGGCTCGGCCGACACTTTTTTCGCTGGTAGATCTGGCCACAGTTTGGTCAACAGATTCATCCATTTGTTTAAGTGCTTTACGAGCTGCATCTATATTCTCTTTTTGAGTCTTAATCTTCTCGTCTAAAATTGCAATCTTATCGACTACATCTCCGCTTACTAAATTCTGATCCGAATGGGCTTTTGATAAGAAACCAAAGATGCCCATACTCGTTATCATCATCAATACAAGTATAGCAATTGTCATATAGGATTTTATAAAGCTAGGAGCCTTATGCCAGTAAGCCTTAAGCCAACTAGCACCTACTAATTTAGCAATCTCAAGTGTTGTCCCCATAATGTAAATAGGGATCGGTGCTGCGGAGAAAATAGCAGCCATACCTATTACAGAATAATAAATGGCAACACTTGAAATTGTAAGCCCTGTAAAGAGCAACAAAACCGCTAAAAACATTTTTATTCGGCAGTACCTGAGTTATCAGCTGTTACTAATTCAGTACCATCGATTAATGTTACAGTTATATCTGACCAAATATCGGCAGCATCGTCAGGCGCAGCTACAGTAATTGATAATTGGTTATCAGTGTCATTTGCACCATTAAAAACTCTAACATTTGCAGTAGTAGCATCTCTAAAACCTCTAACTACTTGGTCTTTAATTGCTAATACAGTTGTTGTAATAGTAGTAGATCCGTCTGCTCCTGTGTAAGGTGACCCAATTTGCGATTTTACTGCGTCTAATACACCTGCACTTCTATCATACTTTACAGTGAATGCAAGACTGGTTGCTTGTGCATCACCATTTGTTTCACCGCCAATTTCAATATCTAAAATTTGACAATCGGCTAAGTTGATTAAACGATTAACAACGTTTCTCCAACGCATGTTACCTCTTGCACGAAGTTTACCTTTCGCTAAAGTAGTTGGCATATCAGTGCTTGCAAAACTGTCTGAACTATTTGGGGTGATACCGCCACCTGCATCTACGTCAGTAGAACCATAAGTTCCTGTTGATGCTACCCATACTACACGATATAATGATGGGGCTAATTGATTTGTATCTTGTTGAAAACCTGAAGGCATTTCTTTTCTCCTTATTACAGTATTTATAATGATAAGGGCATTATAACATGCCCCTACCGAGTTAGTCAACAAGTGTAAGTTGAACTTTGTCTGATCCTTGCATCATCAATGCTTTAGCAGCACCTTTTGATAGATCGATAATGAAACCTCGACGATAAGGACCTCTATCATTAATTCTTACAATGATAGATCTTTCTGTATCTAAATTAGTAACTCGTACTAAAGATCCTAGTGGTAAGGTTTTGTGTGCAGCAGTCATTGCATATTGATTAAATCTTTCGCCCGATGCTGTTCTTCGTCCATGAAATCCTGGTCCATACCAAGAAGCCATGCCGACATAGTGATTTTTAGAAACATAAGTGTGTGTATGTCTGTGCTTATGTTTATGATGTTTGTGATGAACCTTTGCTTCTACAGAAAAGCTGAGAAGAAGAGACAAGGCCACCGCTGAGAATAGTCTTAACATATTACACCTCGTTAATTATTTGTAAGATTCGCTCTTTGGTATTCTGTAACCTTCTTGACGCCGCTCTGCATCAGGTTTCATGAATGGCTTCGTAAAGCCTCTAGCACAACTAAAGTTGCTTGTTTGATTTATTTGTCTTAATTGAAAAAATGTATCGTGTACAAATAAAAATGTTAATAATCCAAATGTATATAAAATTATAGTTCGTAACGTCGAACTATCTTTACCGACTGCATTTCGCATAGTAAATCTCCTTCTATTTTTAGCCCTAAACTTAAAGTTTTGGGTTATGCTTCGTCGAAGAACTTACTTTCTCAGGCTCTCAAAGCAGTTATGTAGCCTGTGGTGTCAATAACACATAGAAAGTTTATAAAGTCCTTATAAATGATTTTAATTGATAGTTCTTTGGCACTATTACCAAGCCCCTATCTTACAGTTCACCTCCTTAAGAATATTATGATACTTAAAGTAATTATCCCTCAATTTAGAGGGATAATACTACTAGTTTAAGATTAAATCAAGATTTAGCTTCTTTGCGAGCTGTTTTGATATCAGTAACTGACTTACGACCTTCCTTGCATAGTGTAGCAAGTGCTTGTAGATGCTTACGAACGCGAGTGCCCGCAGCATTATTTTCTTTATCGAAAAACTTTTCAAAATCGTCCTTCATGTCACTAACAATTTTTTCAAATTCATTTAAATTATTCATATATCACCTTTGTTTTGTATATTAATTATTATAAGCCTGTAAGTATATCGAGTGATTGTGATACACCTTTTCGTAGATTTTTTTGACTTTTTAAGAAATCGAGCATATTAATTTTGAGGCCTGGGATATTAGTAGAGATTACATTCTGAATAGTTGCCTGAGCACTCTCTAACCCTTTCTCAGCAATTCCCTTCATTTTTTCAGCGGCTTCTTTTTGAGTTGTTAATGCCGACTTTTCTTCTTCAGTTGCAGCGTCTTCAATTTTCTTTGCTAAGTCTGAAATTTGTTGAGTATAAGATTCAAGTTGTTGAACATAGCCATCGATCATATTGTTTAACTGATCGATCATCGATGAAACGGCGTCTTCGAGTTGTTGTTCAATATCCTTAATTGCCTGTTCAGCAGCCTGTTCAGCAGCCTTTACTAATGCTTCAGCCTTTAAATTAGTAATATTATCAAATGATGGGAGACTATCACCAACTAAATCAAGTAATACTTGAAACCCACCAACTGTGCCGTTATAAAAAAGTTGTCCTACAGCACCTACATCCATAGTAAAAGGATTTGATGACAGAGCATTAGTTAATTGTGAAAGAGCTAATACATGTCCATTGATAGCATTTTCTGCACCTTTTACACGAGCTTCAAGTCTTGCTAGTTGTTTGTTTAGATCACCCATTATAGTTTCCTTATATCAATGAGATATTTGTTGTTGATTGCATATACTGTTTAGCAAATTCGTCGTCAGATAGTTCGATTAATGTAACTGGCTTATGCAGTTTTACATCCTTACCCGGATTAACTGTAAATAAGTAAGGCATTAAAGCCGGCCCATTATTAGACATACCGATAACCAAAGGCTTTGATAACTTATAATGTGTATCAGTTTCCTCTACGAATCGAGCCATTAATTCTTCACCTGATGTAAGTTTAATTGTAACTACATCGTTTGCCTTAAAACCTGTTTCAATTAACATTTTGTAACCTTTCCTTTAATTCTGTAAATCCGCCAATATATTCTTCATCTAAAAATATTTGAGGAACTGATCTTGCATGTGGAAGTTCTCTTAATAGATCTTCTTTCGTCCATCGACTATTATCGATCATTCTTTCTTCAATCTCAATTCCTCTAAGTGTTAACATATTCTTTGCTTGCACACATTGCCCGCAATTTTCTTTTGACCAAACTATTGCTTTCATTATTCCTCTTTGTAAATTTCAACAATTACCGACGGATCGTTAACTAGTTGTTGAATCAATCCTTCGGCGTTAAAAATAATTCTATCTTCGACGATATCTTCAGGAGCCTGAACTTCGTCCCTAACCAACTTACTAATTTTAATTGTAAATACTTCTTCTTGAATTCTAGCCATCAAAATCTCCTTTTATGATTGTTCTTTTAGTAAAAATTTCTTAATAACTCTCTGATACTTGATTTGAATTCTCTCCTTAAAAGTAGGAGGTGCTTCTAAAAAATTAATAGAGATTTCTCGAAACTTTTTCATTTCTTCATCTAGTTTTTTGCGTTGTGCTTCGCGTTCAGTCTCGCCCGGATCACTGTACTGCGGCATCGGTGGAAGATCTGGTTTTTGACCTCCGAAGATAGAACAAACCGGAGCATGAATTTTACGAACAGTATAATTTGCAATACCCTTACCTAATGTAAATGATATATACTTTTCTGTAAAATCAGCTAACCAAAACATAAATCTTACCGTCCGACAGTTATACTTATCGTCGATTGCATTAGTGTGACTCATGATAATCTTCATATCATCTCTAACTTTGTCTAAGTCCTCGGCATGATTTTCTAAGATCTCTAATTTTCTTTTATATGATGCAATTGACTTAGGAAGATGTTCTTTTTGAAGATCTGATGTTTCTGGATTAATTAATAATTCTTCTAAATGTTTAATTTTTTCTTTTGTTTGTTTTATTACATAATAACTCATAAAATCCTCTTACAAATTCGGTAACTCGTTATAATCAATACTATCAGACATAACACCGATCACATAGTTAGTAGATTCGCTTTCTTGTAATGCTGTTTGTTTCTTACTAGTATCGCTGTGCTTGTTAAACCAAGGAATAGGAGTTGATTTAGGTGCTGCTCCCTGATACTTAATACCAACATCTTTAAGAGCCCCTACTGCTGTATAGTCAACAAATTCTTTTAAGATATGTGCATTAAGTCCAATAACAGGTCCCTTCTTAAATAGATAATCTGCCCATTCTTTTTCTTCACGGATAACGTCTACATACATTGAATATACTTCGTCTTGACATTCTTCTCGTATTTCACCAAATCGTGAATCTTCTTTAATAACTTGATTGATTAAGAATGCAGTCCATTCCTTGTGAAGTAACTCATCTTGTAAAATAAGGCTAATAATATTGCCGTTGCCGATGAAGATTTTATTTTCTACCATAGCAAGGCTTGTAGCAAACGATACCATGAAGCGAAATGCTTCGAGTCCGTAACTTGCGTGAAGAGCAAGCCAAATAGCCTTAATGTGCTCTTTCTCTGATACGGACTCTCCAATCTCCTTTTTACAGTTGAGATCGTGGAGAGCATCATAATAACGGCCAATTGTAGAGGCCATACTAATGATCTCATTCGTATCATGAATTGTGTTGAAGACATCCTTTGGAACATTGTAAATGTTTCTAATTATATGACTATAACTTCTACTATGAATATTTGTTTCGAAGAATGACCATGCTTGCACAAGTGCTTCTAATTCAGGCAACGACACTACGGGACTGAACACTTGTACAGGTCCACGTCCTTGAATACTATCTAAAGCTGTTTGTCTTAGTAGGTTGCTTGTGAAGATATGTTTAACAGCATCAGATGCATCTTTAAAATCAGACGCATCTTTAGTTAAACTGATTTCAGTAGGTCTCCAAAAAAAGCCTTGCTGGGTATCTTCAAAATTTGTTATCTTGTTGTATTTAACTTCTTCGAATCGTTGTACTGTTACTGGACCAGCAGGATCAAGGAACATTTTACGATTAAGATAATCTGTTTTAGTTTCTAAGTTATATTGTGCTTTGCTCATTTAATTTTCGACTCAATAAAATTCCAGTCAATAATCTTCCATTGATTAGCTAAGTATTCTTTTTTATCTGCTTGATAATCAAGAGCCCATGCATGTTCCCACCAGTCGATTAGTAACACGATGTCCTGTTTGATTTCGTGATTTTTGATAGTTTTAATATCGCCTGCCTCGCTTAGATACACCCATCCACTTCCTTGAATACCCATTGCAACTTTTTCGAGTTCCTTTTTAAAATTATCGAACGATTTAAAATGCGATTCGATAAACACTTTAACTTTTTCTGTTGGCTGATTAGTTGATTTAGGTTCTTGAAATTGTTTGAAGTAAATGTCGTGTAGGAAAGCCCCTGCCTCGTTAAAGTTAGGATCTCCTTCTCCTTTATTATAGCGATCTACATATGCTTTGTATAATGAACTATAATGATAGTCTAAAGTTTCCTTACTCATTACAGGATCTAAATCTGTCTTAGAGTAGGGTAATGTTACCTGCACTAAAGTTTTTGAAATTTTACCTTCAGTAACTTCCTTGATAAAGTTATACATTTGTAGTTACCTCGATAATCTTTTCTGGATCTAATTGATAATAACCGCTTTTAAAAAATGTCTCAATGTCTGTTAAGTATTCTTCGCTTGCTAAACATTGCCATTGATGTTCATTAATTTTAACAAATCGCATCTTAAGTGGGCGATCGTGAATTAACGGAATTGTGATTGTTTTTTCAGTCATATTTAATACCGTGTAATGATTCCCACATTTTTAATTTTTTCATTGCGTTAGGATCTATCTTGTGAAAATTATTAAACCATTGTTTTGTAGATTTACTATATCTAATTCTCCAAGCAAAGTTCCATATTCTTAACACAAATCCTGCGCTGTGCTGATTTGATAAAGGATACACATTAAACCCTTGTCTAGGTGCTTCCCAGTCTTTTTTAAAACAAATCATATATTACCCCAATAATATAAATCTCTTGCATTTTCCAGCATACTTCTCGTAGATTGCTTTAATAATATCTGGAGATAATAATGACGCATCATCGACCC